TCTCCATGTCCAAATCGGTAGAACCACCATTGGTAGTTATCCGGAAATCATTGCCATCATTCTCGCACATTCCCATTATGAGTTCAACTTCTTCCCTGGAAAAATGCTTGTCCGTCAGAGGGACTGGGTAATTAGTCTCATCTGTGCCTGAAGCACTCCAACTACCCTCGGTAAAGGCAACTGTCAACTCACAGATTTTTGTATATCCAGATAATGCCATTTATGCTCCGCAATAAGCAAACGCCCCATCCACAAAATGATAACCAGTGCCATCATCAACTGAAATTCTAACTTCAATTATATCGCCTTCATTGAGGTCAAATCCAGCATTAACCACTATCTCATATTTATCAGTTTCATTTATTTCAATCTCGGCATCTCCGACAGTAAAAATATAAGGCGAGTCTTTCCTGAATTCCGTGGTAAGAACAAGGTCTTTTAATACGCTTCCTATATTTTCTCCACCGCCAACATTATACCCGTAAAACCTTTCTGAAGTATTTATGTTGTTGATTATATTCGTGACACTATTGTCTATATTTGTGACATTGTTATCTATGCGGTTTACTTCTCTATTGTTATCATCTATATCTCCATTGACAGAATTAAGGTCTTGAGTTAATTCAATAATTCTGTTCCATAACCACTCAAAATTGTCCTTAATAGCTATAGTTCTTTGATAGTCAGGCTGTTTGGGGTCGATTGGCTTCGGCCTGTTTTGGCGGTTAAAACCAGCTCTCAATGTACTTATTAAATCAGCCATTATGCAGTGTAAGCGGATTCGGGCAGTAAAGCCCATCCCTCATTATTGGTTATATTACGATAATAATAGGCAATAGCATTTGCCGATATCTGTCCAGACAAATATCTGATATCAAATAATCTTGGAGCATTTGCGGCGTTATAATATAAAATAAAATCTCCATCACCATCAGCTCCAGGTATTGGTATTGTGTAGAATAGTGTTCCATTAAAGTAAAATGTCCAGTTATTCCCATTTCTATATATAGCAATTGAATGCCAAGTAGATGTGGCAAAAGTGTTAAAAATAGAAGTAGTCGCTATTCCAACTGTAACGCATAATTGATTGGAAGCGTTAATTGAAAAACGATAATTTCCGATTGTAAACAAGTTGCACGCTGCGGTATGATAAAAATTAAATACTAATGTGAACGGGTCATAGTCCGTCATATAATCCGCATAGGTTATATTTGCACTAGCCACTACCAATGCGGTATTAGAGTACCCGTCCGGGCCTTCCGCCTCTGTAATCGTACCAGAAGGAGCAGTATTCGTAACTCTATCCAGAAGGAGATTCTCTCCCCTTGTAATCCAAAAAGCTGGTTCGGCAAATTCTTCCTGATACTGTTGCTCCGATATATTCCTCTGGGTAGGAGATTTTCTTTGAAATTTTTCCTCATAATCAGAATCATACCCAACTAATTTAAGCTCCGATGCTGTCCCAGAAAGCTCTAATTGAATTCTATTATCTTCGATTATTTCATCAAATACAAGATTTCCCCTGTCAGGAATATCAACAGTCTTGTCTGTCTCAGTTTCATTACCGTTTTTATAGACTTTAAGAGTTAGTTCTTGCGCGTCCCTAAAGCCGGCCACATCATACCCCGAAGCCCCTTGATTAGACTCATCTTGAGGCCTTAGAAATAAATGTGATTCAATATGCCTTATTACGTATTCTTCTCTATTGGCCCGAAATTCTTTGAATTTTATAGACCAAGGTATCTCTGAACCGGCACTACCGCCTAACCAATCACGGTCTTTATCGGTAAACTCTTCTACAATATTACTATCAGTCGGGCCAGTGCGAGTAGCTAATAAATAAGGCCTTCCATCAGAATCATCCCATACAAACGATAATAGTTGGTCATTGTCATCAAATATCCTTATAACGCCCATTTCAGGAGCGGGGATGACCCATTCACCGTTCAACTCTGCCCATCCGTATCCCTGCTCCGGGTCAATCGCCATGCGGTAAGACTTGTTTAAACTGACAACCCTATCATAATCCGTCAAAGACTCATCTGTTCCCCACATTATGAAACCGAATAATCCGTCATATCCCGTTGCGCCGTCAGCCTGTAAAAGATTTAGGTCTTTTTGCACATGCCCCCTGCCCTGCTCATCAATAGCAAGATTTTTTGAGTATTGGTAGCCGTCAAACCTTCTAATCCCTGGCTCAGAAGTGACTATTACAGCCACGCCATGTTCTACATTTTGGAAAAATCCACGACCCATTAAGCCAATTTTCATATCCAATGCGCCAAGACCTGAAATACCGGCTATCACAGAACCTATCTCATCTATTCTCAGGATATTCGTTACATTAACCTGCACTCTATGAGTGGATGACCCGCAGAAAACTACTAATTGGTCTGGAAATTCTTTTAAAAGCTTAATAGCGTCTTTTGTCGGGTGCTTTTGCCACGGCCTGTAATGATGTCCCGCCAAATACTCTTTGTCTTGAGATACCTGAGAATAATAAAACTCCTGTGCCCCATCCTCTGCCGTGAAAATAAATCCCGGAACCTTTTCCCCCAAAGAACCGTCTGGCAAACCAATCCACCATCTATGCCCGGCTTGGTATAAATCTGAAGCGGCCCTGTCTAGCAATGTGTCGTCTAAAATCAAATCATTGTAATTGCGTCCCACAATGTTATAATAACAAGCTCCTCTCACAGTCGTATCAGTTGAACTTTCTGCCACTGTGACCTCTGTATTGCTAACCCATCCGGTTATTAAACTGTAGGTTCCATCATCCCAATAAATGGTTTTCCCAATATCCGCTATGGTAAATACAGGGGCAGCCGGGCCATCTTTTATTACATTACCAGTAACCCCGTCTCTATGCGCCCTCATAGGATAAGAACATCCTATTGCCATAGATTCATTGGTTATGTCAAAAGACGCATCTATTTCAAAACTTACACTACTATATACAGCCACTATTTTAGCAGTGCTACCATCTTCTAATTCCAACATACTGCCAACATCAGCGTCTTCAACCTCCCCTCGAATAAGGGTTACTGAATATTCATCTATAGAACCATACATAGCAGCACAAAATCTAACGTCTTTTTGATGAACAAAAAGTTCTTTGTCTCTAGTGCTTTCGCCATCTGTATTTTCCCATTTAGCGCCCAAAGTGAGTGTTGAGTATATAGAATAATGCGTCCAGCCGGAAACCCCGCCAGATGTTCTAAGCGCAGGATTAGAGTCTGTTGTACCCATAGTAAACCATCCGTTAATATCAACAAATGATTGTGGAGTAACAGCATTGTTTAAATAGCCGTTAATATACATATCAGTTCCAAGAGAAGCTGTTAAAGCCGACAAAGCTCCCACATCAACACTCGGGTCTCCGGAAATAAAAGTCAAATATCCATTAGTTTCATCATAAAAACATTCTACATATTCATATTCCGGAAAGACTCCTTGTAAAGCCAAACTTATAATATCCGCCACTTCATACCAAGACTGAACATCAGACAAATCAAATACAACGTCTCTTATTATTCCATCTACATCAATTCTAAACCCGCCATCGGTAAAGTCTTTCCATTTTTCAAGAGGCTCAGTATCATTTCCTATTTCTATTTTACATCTTCTCAAAGCCATTGTAGAACTATAATTTCCAGTAGTGTTTCTTATAGGCCTCCATATAGCTTGCCAGTCTTTGCTTTCATAAATAGAATTTAAAGCCGTTTCCTTCTGTATTCTAACGCCAGAATCACCTCTTGTTCTAATTCCAGTTCCAGTAAGTTTGGAAAGAGAATATATATACCTTCTTCCATACCTGTTGAATTTGGTTTCCTCTGAAGAAGGCGCAATAGTTTCATCAGCCGGCGGATTTATGGTATTCTGAGAGACGTCTGTATTAATCTGTATCATCTCATAAGGAGTGGTACGGGTATCTATCTTAAAATGGCCCCTATCGGTAAACAAATAAATATCTTCATTTTCTTCAGCCATTGTTGATTGACTGTCAGGAAGCGCCTCTTCTCCTACATTCATATAAATTTCTGTGTAGGTATTAATAAGATAATCGGTGTAATAAACCTTATTGCCTAAATGAACAAATAATTTCTTGCTTTTTTCATGCCAGATGTAACTGTTTACTCTAGCCTGTATTTCTCCATCCCCGGATGCCGCAGAATGAGCCGTATTAGATTTAACGGTTACTTTAGTAGAGCTGTTTATCTCAACAATTAAATCTCTCGTCCCATCAGGCCATATAAAATATCGGTATAAATCCTCGTCAGTGAAATCGTCCCCATCCGTTTTGGTTATCTCATACCCGCTTTTAGCGGCAGAATAATTAGTCCTGCCGGAAATGCTCGGCATCCTTCCAGCGTCCCACCCGCGAGTACCTGGCCTCACCATAGCATAATCGCCAAATAACAGTACGTTTATGGCGTCTGTCACTGAACCATCAGGACATTCACTGGCAGGGATATCCCTGTAAAGAGCGTTAAAATTTGCCTGTCTATGCTCTATTACTTCAGACTGCGACTTTGCGGCCGGCCGTTTCGCTTGTTTCATTAGAAGTCTCTTCTATGCACAATATGAGCTTCACCTTGTTCACCGGCGTTTTGTTCATTTATGATGTCCTCTTGAAATTTTTTTATAGCCTCAATACCGTCTGTCCATTTATTATTCTCAAAAGCCTCTATCATTTCCAATGTGGCTGGAACAACATGAGATAAATGATATTTCTCTGGTATAGTTAATTCGACACCCTCTGTCGTTAACTGTGTCGGAAGAGTGTAAGCCCTGTACTGAAATACACTGGTAGAAGTCTCGGGATTGTCAAAAAACTGCACTCTAGCTGGAACTGTGTCAGATTTCCTGTCAGTAGTCTTCAAATTTTGAATACGGACATACTTCTTGTTATTGTATATTACCGTTTCTATCTCCCTGCGATTATTGTTATTTATCCTATATTCGTTAAATAACCGCAAAAGGTCGTAATCGTAGGAGTATAAATTCGGATAATCAATCAAAACCTCCCCTACCCGCCACACATCACTCGGCATATCGTATTGATATTGGTCAAGCGTGGTTTCTAAATAAGGAAACTGCCCGGTAGTCGAATCATATTTGACAGTCTGCTCAGTCTCATTCTGTAGTAAAATATTCTGCACTTCATTAAGGATTGGAAGAATTCCCCGCGAACCATCACGATTCCATGCGGGGACATTCATCTGAACCCATGTGACTACTTGCTTTGTACTAGGCAACGCTTTCTTCCTTTTTCATTTCGGTTAGAGCTTGCTTTTGTTGCTGAAGCATTTCTATCTGAGCATCTATATCTTCAACAGAATTCATAGGCTTTGCTTCTTCTTTTTCCGCCAAAGATTCAGATATGTGCTTTTTTACCAATTTCGCTCTTTTTTCCACATCTTTTCGTATTTTAGGGTCAACTATAATGAACCTATCTTCGTGATAATGAGAAGCCAAAACATCCCGATTGTACCCTATTTCAGAATACGGGCCTTTTTCTTCATCATCATAGAGCCAGCCTTTGTATTCCCCTTCTTCCAGGTCTAACTTGAATACTAAATGCCCTCCCTGTTTGACAATATCATATTGCCGTATGCCGTTCTTAGCTAGACCGGCAGAATAAGCATTGGCGCATTTAACGCCTGTAATCCTCACTTGCTGTTGTGAGGTTCTCACTTTTTCGGGATTAAGCCTAAGTTCAATAAACTTGTATCCCTGCTTCATAGCCGCTACCCGTTTCATGGTATCAGTTATGTCATCACTTGTTTTTATTGCCATTTTACCCTCTCTATGGTTTCGTGCGTTGGGGGAAATTAATCCCCCTTCACACATGGTTTGTTGGACTAGTTATAGGTCGGACGAGCGAAGATTACGCCAATTGAGCCGTAATACTCCATACTTCCCGCCGCAGGAGTCTGCTGGTCGAAATGAACCTGCTGAATCCCACGAACTCCAGCTATACCGTGTCCCATGACACGGAAATAGTCATCATCCTGTTTCACGAAATGCAGGGGTTCTGGTTCCCATTTGCACAACGCCGTCTTTCCCAGGAGGAATCCTACGTCACGAGTAACGGCATTTGACCGGTTTCTATCATCCACGTCACCTGGTTTCATATAACCAGCCACCAGGGTGTAAGCACCAGCAGACCCGCCCGGACGAACAGTAGGACATTTATGGTCTACCACGACATAGATGTCTACGCCAATGGAAGATTTAAAACATCCAAGGACATTGTACCAGTTCTGCGTCTTCTCACTCAACCGGTTATAGCCTACCCAAACAGCTCCGCCAGTATTGGCTGACCAAAGAGGGTCTGAGAAGATTTGCGCCTGAAGAGTGCTCACGGTAAGGATGTAAGCGTCATTTCCGCCAATCTGAAGCGGGAATATCTTCTCATCCAGAGCCTTTTCCGCCAGCTTATTCATCATCCTGAACGTCATGGCCTGTGCGGCACTGGCCGTAAAGGAAGCATCTGACGCATTGACTATCGCACCAACGATATTATTGGTGTAAGTGGTCAGGTCGGTTGAATATGTGGGCTGTTGGGCATCCGTGGCTCCCTGCACGTACATGTGAGGATGCCATTCGGGAACACAACTGGCAGACGTATCACCAACCGCCAGGTTAGAACTATACCGTTCAAGAAGAGCATGGCGAATCTCATACCCTTCAAACTGTGAAGCCCACAAACCAAGGTCTTTTATGTGCTTCTTGTACAGCCCGTAATCCTGCTGGTCGAGCTTGCGAACTCCGTAGTCCTCCACTACAACAGCCTTTTTATAGTTGTTGCGGTAGATTGTAGCGGCCTTCGTGCTCGGCTCTTCCTCGTTTCCAGTCAGCCTGGTGTTTCCAAGTACGGCTGGCTCAATAAGAGGCAGTTTCATGGTGATGGTCACGTTATTCGTGCCCGGGGATGTGCCGTCTACTTTCATGTAGATGGCGTTCGGAATCGTCTGTTCCGTTCTATCAAATAACCCTTGCAGGTTTACGAAGATATCTTTTATCGTCGCACGCGCCCGAAGGGTCTTGTCAAAACCAGCTATTTGCGACTGAGCTGGTAATGGGGCCATGTCAGCTATTAAAGCCATTTCATGCTCCTTTGTTTATTGTTAACGCTTCGGGCGTTTCACCCACAATGGGTACGCTTAGATGGTGTCATCAAAAGCATCATGCCCTAGTACCACTAAGGCTTTATTAAATTCTTTTAATTTCGGCGAATTAGAATTTCTCCTAGCTAATGTCGCCATTTCCTCTTCGTCATAAAGATTTATTATCTTGTGAGCTTCTTCCGCGCTCATTTCTCTAACGGTTCCATGCTGATGGCTTCCATCGAGTTCCACAGGATTGCTTCTCGATTCCATTCCTTTTTTATATTCTTCAACTGCTTGTTTTTGAGCTTCAAGCAATTCAGCCCCTTTTTTACCCGATTTCTGCTGTAGATACTCATAGGCAACGGAAAGATTGGGAAGGTTGACGGGGTCTCCGACTTCATTCTTCATCCTCACCCATTTGCCAGAATTCTTGTCCAGCTCATACCCTTGATACATTGCATTTACTTCGCTTAAAATTAAGTATTTTCTAAGCTCTTCGGGTTCTTTTATTCCACTATCCTCCACTTTTTCCATTATAGCGGGAACTTTGTTTAGATATTTAGATATGGCCACTTCTTGTTCCGGGCCGGAAACTGACTCAGGGAGCTTGTCAAAATACTGCGCCGCCAATTCTTTTGAGAATGAAACGTAATCTTTCTCCATCTGTTGATAAGTCTTATCACTCTGAAATTCTTTTATACCCTTACGAAAAGCTTCAACATTAGCATCAAGCTTATCTTTCTTCTGCTGTGCCGCCGTCCTCTTTTGCTGTTCAACTTCACGATTACGCCTCTCTTCTTCTTCTTTAGCTCGCTTGGCCTCTAAATCCGATATTTTTTTGTAAATGGTATCATTTTTCTTGTCGGTTAATTCAACCAAATCGCTGGTAAGAGTGTTCAATTCGATTACTTTTTTATTGTAATCATCATCGTATTCAGAGTCTTCCTTACTTATCTCAGATTTTATCTTTTTTATTTTCTCCCTAACGCTGAGTATTTGGTTTTCCAATTGAGGGTCTGCATCTATTTTTGAAGACTCCTCTTTATTAGGCTTCATTTCATCCAGTTTCTTCTGCCACTCTTCTTCTCTTTTGCGCATTTTCTCTTCGTATTCTTGCTGCATGCGCTGTTGGCGTTCCTCCAGCATGCTAATACGATTATCTTCTACGGAAGTTCCCGCTTTATCTTCGTGCTCCTCTTGAGTTTTCGACTTCTCGCCTTCTCCCGCCGCTTCCGCAGATTCTTGAGCTTCGTTGTATTCTGGAGCGTCCTCTGAGACCTCAGCATTTTGTATCTCCTCTATTTTCCTGTCCAAATCCTCTTCAAACTCGGTAATATCCATCCCCGGGGGAGGGTCTTCCGGCAATGATTCAATAGCTTTAATCTTGTCTTCTTCAGACTTAAAGACTAATTTTTTTTCTTCTGTTGCTTCCATTTTTTACTCCTTCAGGGTTTATCCCTCGTTAAATTAGAGTCGATTCCTTAGTTCTTCCGGTAGGTGGCAAAGATGATTGAGTGGCGGGAGGCCCTCCAGTAATCTCACCCTCTAAAACAGGCACTTCTCCTGGAGATGCCTGTTGCGGTATATCTTCTTCCGGTATCTGCGCGGCAGGTAATACTTCCTGTCCTCTACCCATATTTTCAATTTGCATCATGGCCTGTAATCCCATTAACGCAGCTTGCTTTGAAGTCGCGTCAAGATTCGCTATCTCAGCCTCCATCCTCTTACGGTCTTTAATCTTTTCAAAGAAAGAAATGCTTTCTAATTCAGCCTTATCTGAATCGCTAAGCGGCATTGTCTCTAATAACCTTCTATAAAAGAAACTTGTATACGGAGATTGAGGATTGGCTTGAGCTGATAAATTATATAGGTCTGAATAAATAGCCCTATTGCTTAGCATCCGGTTGGGAGAATTCTTTGACTCCGTAACCACCACATGACACCTGGGTATCTGGTCTGGTCGATTTTCTATATAAAGCCTTCCATCATCAGCATTAAACACCCTTCTATTAAGGGTAACTCTATGCCTTCCATCCCTAGTGGCAAACTCCCTCTCAGGGCCATTATAAGCGAGTTGCCATTGCTCATAATAAGCCTCAGCCAGGGAGTGCCTAAAATTCTTCAAATTATTCGATATGGTCATTAATCCCATTCGGGAGACCTGTAATTTCCTCTCAAACAATATCCCCGATTCATTGGCCGACTCCGACATGGCGTCCATAGCCGCAGGAACCTTTGACACCCTATCAACTATGTCCCACATTCTCTCTAATTGATTGATGAGAGTTGAGGGAAATTGATTTGAATTGAGATAATGAATAGACCTTTCCTTGGAAAGCTCTTCTCCCTCCACAAATTCAATATAACCAGGATTATTGGCCTCCTTCTCAAATCTCCTTCTCTGTTCCGCTGTCTTGAAAAGGTCTTTGTTTACCAGCTTTCCGCCACCAGTAGCGGTTCCAATCATGTCGGTCAACTTTGATTCCCGCCGGTTAATAGTCTCCTGAATGTCAATAATGTCATCTACTATGCCCTTATCTACTCCCATGGCCCTGTTTGCCGTAAAATGAAAATAGGGGAGTCTCTTGGGTTGTACCACCGAGATACCATCTTCAAGTAGTTCAGTTTGTGTAAGAGTGGGGCAGATGGTGGTAACATGGTGTATCTTGTCTTCGTAAGGGTGTTCAGCTAAAGTGGTAGGGTCTATCTTGTTTTTTATCATGTAAGCTTCAAGTTTCTCTTTCTGGTTGGTAATCGGGAACGGTATCCAGCGTTGCGAATTAATCTTCTTACCCATTAATCTGGTTGTCTGCACCGGTTCCATCCAATGATATTCTATTACCCTGAACAAATGCCCCCTCGAATGCAGTCGAATACGATGGCGGTAATCAAAACTATCGTATTCTTCTAAGGGATATTCTCCACCCATTCTCTGCCAATTCCTTATTTCCGCGTCAATTCGAGGATTTCTGATACCGTATTTATCCCTGATCTCTATTGCCGAAAGATGAAATATCTCCCATGCTCTCATACAATCCTTGTCATCAAGAGAAATCCAATAGGGGTCTCGTACCAAAAAACCAGGAGTAACGCGTTTATAAGCGATGTTTCTAAGTGGATTGTGGTCTTTTGACATGACCATCTTCAAGTCCCCGCAGTAAATCATCGCATCTCTAATAACGTCAGACATGTGCTTATCATATTCACACAACTCGCTATCTGCATAATAACTGTCTTTTAAACCCTCTGTAAGAGAATTTCTACTCCCCTCAATAGGAATCCAGTCGGCATCATATATCTCTGAAGCAAGAGACCCGGCCAGGGTGTCCACTTTTGACTGAATTATATTAAAACTAGCGGCGTGACGATCTTCGTCATTTAATTGCTGCAATATCTTTGTAGGCCATTGCCCGCCATCCACACCGAAATAAGCCCTCCAGTTAACGTAAGACCTCTCTCTATTGCGGGAATCGGCGTCTAACGCCCTGTCAAACTCAGATTCAATCTTCAAAATCTTCTCATAACCCGAAGACTTTACAAACTCGTACCGGCCTTTCATAATTGCTGGAGCATTTACCATATCATTCCTTAATTTCGCTGATTGCTATTGTTGGTAGCGGCTCCGTGTTTATATGCCTATCCTTGGGAATGGAATGTACGGTCACAGCCGAGTCTGAAAAATCAATTAATTTGCCATTTTTGCGGAATTCTATTTTCATCCAGCCGTCTTTCCTACAGTAAACGGAAACGTCTGTTTTGCCAACAATAAGCAAAGTCTTTTTATGGTCTCGATGATTTTCTTCCCTTGGGCAGTATATTGACCGATTTGCAGCCATATTATGATAATATGTCAATTTGGCAAGATTGTCAAGAACTAATTACAATAATATGCTAAATTGTATAGCTATGCTATCTTCGAGGCTTGGAAATGATACGCCCTATCTACCCAAATACAGGGAAATCCAAGGCTTGAGATATGCTTTAATACCTCCATATTCCCTGCGGCATATAAATCAGATTTGTAAGATTTTAACTCTTTTAAAGTAATTTCCGAAAAATGAGTAGTGTTAATCCTCACATTTATCCTAAACCCGGCGAGAACTTCTTCAATTATCTGCTTTGAATAAAATGCGGGAAATCTTCGCTTAGGATGGTCTAAAATGACTATTTCAAGCCATTTATACCTGTTTAACAACCTTCTCATTGAACATATGTGGCCCACATGAACCGGGTCAAATCGTCCAGAAAACAGGATTATAGTATCTTCCAAGAGTCTTTCTGTGCCCATTTGTTAACCACCGCTACTACTTTTCGTTTTGATGCGCCTATAGCTGGTTCATGCCATTGGGGATACCAAAAATCTAGTAAATGACCAGCCTTTTTAGGCATTTTAACCTTTATACCCTCTAAATCCACCTCAATAAGCTCATTAAAATAGTCTTCCGGAGCACCCTTCATCACCGCTTCGGCGTTGGCGGGAATTGAATGATTAGGGAATTTGCGGGGATTTACCCAGTATTTGCCTTTACAGTGCCAATAATACCCTTTCCATTTGAAAAATATCCAATTACAACACTTGGCCTCCCCTTTTTTAATACTGAACCATAATAAATCACCTGTATCAGAACGTCTCTCAATCCTGTCTAAAGGCTCGTACCATTCTTTCATAAGCCCGGCAGCCACACAATAATTGTAATAATCCTCTATTCTCTCTTCCGGTAAGCTCTCGGATAACAAACAAAGGTCTGCATCTCCATCATGATGCATTAAACCCCTCTTAAACTCTCGTTTAGCGTCAATTGTGGGGCGCACAACGCCCAAACAGGTTCCGAAGCCGATAAACACGTGCTTATCAATTTTCGCCTTCCTAGCGCACTCTAATGCGGCCAGGAGGAGATCTATTTGAGCTTTCTTATTTATTTCCTACCCTTTCTTTTGTTATTCAACGGTTTTCCAGTTTTGTATGACTGGCCGGTAGACTTCTGGCATACAGCATACGCATTCACTTTTGGGCTTTTCTTTTTAACTTCCTGTACGCATTTGTAAACTCGTGTTCCCTTGGGCATGTACCCCTCCTTTTTGTTTATATTATAAATATGAAAGTATGTTTTTTTGCATGTGCTGACGGCGTTTATACTGATTTAATACCAATTTACAAGTATTGCGTTAAGCGGGTTTACCCTAGAGCCGAGGTCAGGGTCGATAAAATTAACCACCCGGCATGCAGCAGATTTCTTTTCAACCCAAAATTCGATTACGTTCACATTACTGACATTGACACGCTTGTTCTTCCCCACGAGAAAAGTCACCTCGAGTATTACTCTGAACACGTCTGCAAGGGAGCATGCTATCTGAGAGGGTTTAAAGGAAAACACGGCAAGTGGACTGGAGACAAGACCCGTATCTGTGGAGGACAATTTGGAGCCTTTCCTGAATTTTACGAAAAAACTAAATGGATTAGAGGATATTTCAGGATAAACCACTTTCAGAATTATAGGCAATGGGATGAGGTAATGCTTTATCATATTCTGAAAGACGGTGATTATCCAATCCCTGAAGAAACCTATACGTTTCCTGATGGAGAGAATTGGGACAAAGAATATAGAGACTTGCATATCGGTGATTTTATCAAAGGAATTCATACTAGATGGAATCCTGACAAAGAAAAATTAAAAACCTTGTTTGAGGAAAAAGAATTTAAAAAACTTGTTTATAATTTGACGCCCAAATGGTATAGTGTTATGGAATCTATAAAAAACTACTTCATGCCCTGATTTTTCCTATACATGTAAAAATCTTCTTCTTTTACCGGGGGTTGGGGGTCGCAAACCTCTCCATATAATTCATTGGCCGCCTTATGAAAACTCTTGTTTATTCCCCCACAGACATTTTGCAAACCACATCTGCAACAAGGTTCGCCCTTCTCTTCGTTGGCCAGTGACGTACTAATCCCCCAATTTCTAAAAGCCTCAAAAGTTTTAGGGGTGATGTTATAATCCCATTCATAAGGGTCAAAAATCACTTGCAGGTCATTACAAACGCATCTCCGATACTCCTCTTTTATTCTACACATTGGATAGTATCGAAGATTCACTACAACATGATTGTATTCTAAAAATTCAATCGTGTCTTCAAGTATTGGCTGAGCCTTTCTTAAATCAGCCACAACATCCTGCGTTTCAATACTTTTATCCATCCACTCATGATGTGGATTCATGTTTATAATGTTTACAACTCTTGGTTGATATATAACCATTTCCTCTGCAATTTTTAAAAAATCCTCCTGATTAAATTTGGTTATTACGCCGTTAAACCTAAAACTCATATTTTTTGCAATCTGGTCAAGAAATCTCACCTGCTTCTCGTAAGCCTTGTCGTAATTAGTTATAAAATTATGCGTCTTTTCCAATCCATGCCTGGACACTAGAAAATCATTTATTCCAGCTTCCAGTATTTCCGCAGCTTTCGATTCGCTTACTATACCATTGGTTATGATACAGGATTTTATTTCGCTTGTTGTGGCATATCTTATTAAAGAGATTAGGTCTTTATACATGGTAGGCTCGCCGCCTGTAATATCCATATAATCATTACCCCTGTCTTTTGCCTCGTCAATTTCATTACGCACCTGCTCTAAAGTCTTTGTATAATCCTTCCAGTTCTCGTACTTATGTAAATGATAGCACATCTTGCATTTGATATTGCAGTTTAATAATGGCTCTATAACAAATCTGGTAGTTGGAGTTTTATCCATATTTTCCCCTTGTTTTTAAGTAAAGTTCCATATCGGTTTTAAAAAATTTATTTATTTTGTCAGTATTTTCCGATGTCATTAAACTTTTTATTTTTTCAAAAATTTTATAATGATATGAGTTTTTGTCAAAATGCAATGTATTATGAATATGCGCGTTGCACACATCATATCCATTACTACGAATCCAGTCGTAAAACTTTTCAGAATAATCTAATGGAAACAAATTAACCCTATCTTTAACTTGCTCTATGAATAAATGCTGTGGTTTCGTATGCTCTTCAAAACTAACTGTTTTAAACAAATAATCTACACCGTCTTTATCATTTAAAAATTCCTCAACCAGTTCAAATGTTGAAATTCCATTATTAATACGATTAGCAAAATGAGTCGCTATACCAGAAATCCACCTTTCAACAGGATTTCTTATCATAGCCGCATATTCAACGCCGTCCCATACTTCCAATTTTTTACGCTCAAAATCCTTTTCAAGAACTGCTTTTATTGATTGTGTAGCGCATTTTTGAATTAAAACAACCGCAATTTTACCATCACAATAACAATCAGCTCCAACATTATACCCACCACCACCACCACCAACAATCTTGCTATAATTCATTTTTCCAAACCTTCATCAAAATTACAGCATTTGGGATTCACGCAAGGGTAATCTGTTATTTCCCTATTTTCTATTTTACGAATAAACTCAGCCCTTTCTTCCCCATTAAAAATATCGGCTATATGCGTATTTAATATATTTCCCAAAACAAAGTGAGACTGCGTATCATCATAACAACACCCTTGAACATCGCCATTAGGACTAACCCACATAACCCTTTTTATTACATTTATTTTAGGACACGGCTCCTTAGTGTCTGGTTGACAGTTTTCTCGCTCCGCCCACAAACAATGATTTATCCTGAACGAATTAATTGGATAATTAGACCATCGTTGGAAAAAATTTCTTATATCTTGCTCTTCATTCGGAAAATCCGTCCTATCCCCAAAAGGCCAATACTGCGGAGGCTTGCCCAATACCTTCATACATTTTTTATAATAATCGCCGGGATTATTGTATAAAATTATTAGAGGAACTTGGTTTTTATCATTTAACTGAAGAAAGTGTTTTATATTTTCTATCACTAAATCAAAATTTAAACGAGATGATTTCCTCATAACCTCGGGGTCTAGGCTTTCCACTCTGGCGTGCATCTTGTTTATAAGCACCTCATCTATAATCTGCTTAGAAATTTCATACCTCATCATCGAAAAATTGTTATAACACCATCTTTCTACGTTGGGAAACTCTTTTTTTAAAGTTCGTAAATAATTCAAATAATTAGGATTTAATAAACACTCACCATTACCTGACGTTTGAAACTGCCCCACTTCACAGTCCTTTAACTGCCCTATTAGCGCGTCAAAAACTTCTTGAGGCATAAATTGTATATTGCCACACCCATGAGGTTTTGAGCACATAAAGCAATTAGCACCGCAAATATTGGAAAAATTCAACTCAATTTCTGGTATATAAGTCATACGTCCTCCATTATTAAACTGTATTCCTGTTTTATTCGTTTCACATATTTATCAAGAATATTTTTTTCATACCAATTTATATCAAAACCAATACCGGAACCACATTCTCTTACTACATAAGGGATTTTTCTATCAAAATAAAGCATGACGGCTGACCTATGAAGACCGTCAAAAATCATACCATTTTCTGTTAGAATAATCGGATTATCAGGATTAAATCCATTTTTATTTATATTTAAAATGAGAGAGAAAAACATTTGTCTTTGACAGACCAGGTCATAGATAGAATAATTCGCAATATTTCTCGTCTTATTTATATGTAGCCACTTTTTATACGAAATGTAATCATATATTTTATTTTTAAATCCTTTTTCAAGATAATCCTTAACAAATACATATGCTGCAATCAAATCCCATCTCCTAAGTTCTCCGTCTATATGAAGATTTTTTAACAAATCTTTAGGGTGTATTTCTTTCATAAATAGCTATATGCCTCCCGGAATTGTTTTTCACATTGTAATACCCAATTCCATTCTTAATGAATTTTATTAGCATAAAATCACTTTCAAGAGATTCTGACAGGTTAAACAGGCTATATTCCTTTAAAACCCCTTCAGGCCAGCCCTCGTCTCTACCCATCCCCCTCATCGCAAAATCATTTCCAGAATGAACTCCGTCTATTATTAAATATTTAGAGCATATTTTTTTCAACTTTTCAGTCCACTCATAAAATTTCTCCCCATTTGTAACACAATTCCTAAATATATAATGATGGCAATTGCCTAAATAAACAACATCATACACCTCATCATCAGGGATGTCCTCATAATATCCCTCCAAAAACTCAATGTTCTTAATTTTATGAGCAGCCGCAATATCAGATGAAAGGGACACCAAATCCTTTAAAGGCTCATATCCAACTATTTTCTCATAATATATAGCCAGTTTTAAGCTAATAAAGCCTTTATTGGAACCCACATCCAAAAATTTGCCGCCAGCTTTAAACTCCGGAGCCTTTTCTATTATATCCCACCTATCCTTCATAACTCCGATTGGCTCCAAAGTTTTAACATCATAATGATGATTGTCAGGGTAGCTTGCTTTTTTGAGCCTATTTGATAATTTGGTATAATTTTCCACGCATCGCCCCCTATACTCTTCTTAAAATTTTAATAGAATTATTCTTATATACTTTCCTAAAAGGCTCTTCTTCAAAATCATTATCACACGCTATAAGCTTATTTACAGCATCAACAACACCCTTATGACACGCGTTGTAATCATGGAACAACATTAAACCGCCCTTTTTTAATTTAACCTTCCAATTAATGGCGTCCCTAGTGACGTTAGATTGAATGTGCGATGCGTCTACAAAAACAACATCCAAGCTATTATTGTCAAAATTTTCTGCCGCTTGCCAACTTACCGCTTTTATAATATGGATGTTTTTATAATTAGAAAACTTACGGAGATTATCTTCATAGCTGTAATTGACTTTGCACTCCTCCCCAAAATCACTTTTAATCGGAATGTCATAAACATCAACTGTGTAAATCTCTTTGGCTACAGAAGCTATTATTTTTGCAGACTCTCCGGTATATGTCCCTAGTTCAACAACCACTTTGTTTTCACAATAGTCTTTTAATAACCGAAGCTCACCCTTTAATAATAAGCAATCATCCATGCAATACCTCTGGCAAATCACCATCATCAACCACTTTTATCGAATGCCAATTATTTTGAAATCCTATTGCCGGGTGAAAATCCTTGACATCGGGCAATTTACACCACTTCTCAGAAACCCAATAATCCAATGGCTCATGCTCCTGTTTCTCAGAGATGTGTGAATTTATTAATTTTATTAAAATATCGGTGAAATTATTTCTTACGTATGGAAAATGGTGAATAAAAACATCCTCCATCCTATAAAACGGCTTAATGCCGCAACATCTGGCGTCATCTCCGTAATAATCCACATCACTTTTTATAAACACAACAGGCTGAAGTGGTTCATACGGCTCTACTCGATAATGTTTATCTTTTATGTATGTAAACATATTACATCTATATGCTGGGTAATTTTGATGGAATTGTATATGTCTCTTAGCTTTCGCCATAGCATCGTCAGTCCATATTTCATCAGAATCAACAAGCATAATATAATCCGGGCCATATTTATCCCTAATATATCTATATCCTTCTTCGCATTGAGATTTTTGGTCTGTTGTGTTACACTTAATTAAATCAATATTAGGAATTATCCGCATTAGTTCTTCCACTACTTTAATACAGGTGTTGTTTCCAACTCCGCCCCAACTTAGCTCTGACGATGAAATTATTACTTTTTCCACATATTGAAACACGCTCCTAATACTAGCCTCAAGCCACTCATGGCCTGAAAAAACCTTATAAAATGCGCAAAATTTCAATATAAAGTACACCTCCCCCCGGTGTGCATGACATAATTTCCAATTAAACTTGCTCGTTTATAACCATCTTTCAAATATCTAAATGCTAAAAGCCTGTCCCAAAATCTGCTATTTTGTTTGAAATTTAGATTGTATTCCCCATATTTCTTTATAGTTTTTAAATGTTGTAATCCCGGGTTCAAGGAGTACCCAAGCCACCTGGCATCACACGTTCTTGCCACTTCTTTAATAAGTGACGGATGATGATAGTGAATTATATATTCTAGATTTCCCGAATTAACCTTAACCCCCCTCCAATTGGTAAGAATTATATTCCTTATTCTATCATCATCTTTATGTATTTCCAAACATTTTGTGATAATTTTATCTCGTCTTAAAAAAACCCAATCGTCTTCTGAATGAAATATCCAATCAGTTTTTACACAACTAAATAATTTATTTAAACTTGCCGCTTGACCGTTTTTATCAGGTCTAACTATCTCTAAAAACGGGAACGCTTTTTTCATATTATTAATGTCTTTTTCAGAGCTTCTGTCATCACTCACAATCCAGCGAGTAATCATATCCTTATCTTCACAACAGTTTAAAAAGCTTTCCATCATATTAAAAAAAAGCCTAATCCTTCTGGATGTTGTGCATGTAAATGTTATCTCCATGCTGTCCAATCCTGTTGTCCTACGACCGCCATATCATCAGGCCATTTGCTTCTGTAATATTTATGATTTTTTTCCCATAAAGGGCCGCCTTGATTTTTCATCTCGTTATTATGCATCAACTCAACATTATCATTTATCCAAACCCTTTCTTTTCCTAGTTTTTGAGATATTTGCATCATAAAATCAGTGTCCTCGTATCCGCTTCCAACGAAATTTTCATCAAATTTTATATTATTTTTCATAATAATATCTCTTCTTAAAGCAAAACATGCTGTAGAAACTCTATTATTTTGAGCCACATAAGGACGACCTTGCTTTTGTTTTTTAATTCCCATATGACCAAATCCTTTCGGATGTAATAATCTGGCTGACAATAAAATTATGTCCTGATTTCCCGTTATAACCTCAATCATCTCATTTAACCATTCTGGATAAAACCCGGTCATATCATCGTCCATCATAATAACAATATCTGATTTTGCCGAACTTAAAGCGGCGTTCCTATTTTGTGCGGCACTAATCATAAGACATGTGCTTATTATCCTATAATTACCATTGGTAATCAAAAGTTCCTTTATTAAAGAATTTACCTCTTGTTTACAGGTTGGAATAAGTATATCAACATTCATACGTACTTAAATCTTTCGCCAAAACAAGTTAAAATAAACCTCGCCATGTCTTTTACTTTAAATTTGCGGGCACTTAGCATAAATTCGGTCTTAACTTTAAAAGGATTCCATTTTTTCCCATAGACATACCGAAGCGTTCTGTTATTTGTAAACGGGTCACATTCCATCCCTCTTCCCCATAGTATTCTGCTAGTGCCTGTTAGAGCGGGAAGGTGAGCGGTTGGAGACATCGGGCCGAAATAAAATTTTGACATCCTCAAAGCATTACACACTTTATCCATGCTGCAATTCCTAAAATCATCTGCCCCGGGGACATAATAACCATCACCTACAAAACATACTTTTTTATAACCCAAAAAATCAAGCAAAAGCCCATAATCTTTCGCGCCCAGCTGAAAATTCCTTGACGCGTTAATGGCTAAATCATATCGCTCGCCTTTCTCTTCCCCGTATTCTATATGGGTAAAATTGTTTCCGTATGCCAATCCCTTATATCTTGGTGGGTGCTGAAGAGAAAAACAACCGTATTTCTTCTTCACATAATCAGGAAGCAATGGTTCAGGGCCTATATATGGCCACCGACTTCTTCTTTCATTAAATTCAAATTCATCAGCCACGTCATTCCATAAGTATTTGTCTCTTTTATTGCATACCACAACAAGTCTTTTGTAGTTAAATCGCTTTTTTAAATACCTGGCCCTAGGAATATAAATCATGACCTTCCATCCCATGTGAACCATGGTTGAGTCAAATACTGCGGTCGTATGCTGTTTGCGCCAGCTAATACGATTTACTTCCAGCACCCTCTCTTTTGAAATCACTTTTTAGCCTCAATTTCCTTCATTTCACCAACCCAAGTCTCTAATTGGCTCCTTGAAACACCGAGGTCTATAACCCCCATCTTCTCTATTCTTATTTTAATCACCAATAACGGTGCTCCATCCTTTATGACATACTCAAATTTCATGTCAGTTTTAAGCTCTAATGGAAGATTTTCCGACACCTTTTGCTCTAAGACGCAATCCATGCAGGTTATATGATGTATTTTTATGGGATTTTTCACATCCCTTATTACTTTTTTACACCTATCACATACTATTTTTGTTCCTGATTCAAGTCCCATGAAGCACCTCTGATAAATTAGCGCAACTAGCAGTTTCTCTTATAGCCTCTGCGCTTGACTGACCAAACTGTACATCTGGTATATACCATCCTGGATACCATAAATCCAGAAGAGTGCCGTATTTGGCCGGAAAATTCAGCTCTATGGAATTCTCATTCCACTTATATTTGACTATTTCTCCCTCAAAAGCATATTTTGGCGTTCCTTTAAACTTGTACCCCTCTCCTTGGCGGTATGTATGCCATAAATATCCGCAGGAATCAACCCAGAAATAAACGTCAATTATCTGTCCAAATCTGTGCTTTGCCACTATTTGAAACGGCTCATTCGTGACATCATTTGCAAACTCACTTATTATCTCAAACCCCGACTGAATCAAATGCTTTCTAAACATATGAGTGTCTATTCGTCCAATTATAGAGATGTCATAATCCTGTTGAAATGGAATACCAAGGTTCTTATCCCTTATGAAATAGAGTAGCGCGCCAAATGATATAAACCACTTGACGCGATGCTCGCCATAAGGAAAATTGAAAACACTGTGCAAATCGCAAAAAAACTGCGATAACTGTCTTTTGTTTTGATTATCAAGTGCTAATTGATTTGCGCTCATTTTTTCTTTATCTTTTTTATTGCTTTCTCTTTCATGGAAGCGATGGATTTAAGACCACTTATCCTGTCCATTTCTTCCTCCAAGATTCTCTTGGCTCCCGCTTTAGCCATCTTCAACTTAACCGGGTCATTTTTTATCGCTCTGGCCTCGGCAAGGGTTCTGGCATAACTATCCTCTTCCCATTTTTTCTCTTGTTTAACCTCTACTATTTTACTCATCTTGTTTCTCCTTTAATTTAGCCAGCTCGTCAAGCCCATTATATGGGCGACCAACCTCTTTAATCGCTCTGGTTGGTTTTGACAGTGCTGGTATTACTCGTGGATATTCAATGCGCTTCCTAATTTCCTTCAAAGGTATCACTTTTACTAAGTCACAAACAGTCATAAGAAGAGCCTCCTTCATTCCGCCGGCCACTACCTTGCCTTTAGAAACCCTCCAGCCTGTTAATTGACGATTTAATTCTTTACAAGTCACATTTATCCTTATCCGCTTGTTTTGAACCATTTCATTTAATATAGCTATACTACCCATCATATCATATTTTCTTGGAACTCTTAATTTAACCGACTGAAATCTTGACGTTTTTAGCCATAATTCGTCATTTATGTTCTTCATTACGGTTTTTTTATCCTCAAAGAACATCTCCGTGTTACCCATAAGCCTCTCGCACTCCACCTCTTGCAGCCTCATGGTTGAATTGAGAAACTCGGCAATTCCTCTTGCATCTGGAATAGGGAATGTTTTTTCAGTATGGACATATAAAACCCCATCGTATTCATCCCATACGGAGCACAGACATTCTATTTGCAAGTCCTTTGATAGGCATACGGCCCCGTAATTAAGCAGCCTGTGACTACGCAAATTCCTCCAGCTCAGGTCTAATTCAGTACAAATGGAGCTGACATCGGAGTAATCATCTACCACATGCTTGTTCCCCGCATCCCGTTTCAGGAACGCCATGACCATCGCATCGGCACAATTCTCCACTAGAATTCCATTAGCGTAATAGATGTTATCTTTATCAAGTGTTAGGTTATAAACTTTTGTTTTTGAAACGGTAAATTGCCGCACATTTTCTGGAACAACATTTCTGATTCCTGTATTTATTGTGTTTAAAAGTCTTCCCACAAAGTACGCAAGTCTTTGAAATCTTACACCTTTTATGGTACGTATTTTTTTGCCAGCATTTATTTGAGCAAAATTTAGTCCTTTTTGGAAAAAAAGTTTCAAAATCTTTGCCACACTGAGCACATTTGAGTGTATATCTTTCTCTTTTTTCCCAAGAGGTTTTTCCATGGTTTCTATGCCACTCTTTTCCTTCTTGAGATGAATGCCATTTTGCGGCTTTTTTTGAATTTTCTCTGAGAGCTTTAATTGCTTTTTCCCTAAATTCCGAGTCTCGCATTCTTTTTTTGGTGTGGTTTCTACAATGAACCCCTTTTTTAAGTAATTCCAAATTCTCCAAGGAATTATCCCTCCAGTCACCATTTTTATGATGAACGACCATGTCTTCTGGAATTTCCCCAAAATTGTCAACCCAGATTCTTCTGTGAAGAAGTCTCTCCTGAGCATCCTTCCTTCCTGACTGATAATATCTACCAGATGTTTGAATGAAGAACGACTCTCCTTTGTAAATAACCTTCTTATCGCCCAACTCAACCTCCTATACAGTCCATCTGTTTCAATATAATTAACCAATATAAGAGAGTCTAGTCTTACCCACCCTGAATCCCAAGTAAATATCCTATGCTTTCCTTTTCCTATTAGTCTTTTTCCATTAGAAAACGTGGTTTCTGTCAATTTAGAAGTAGTTGTAACCCATGTTTTTATGATTTTCCTATTCCCAACAGGAGTGCAAACCACATCTCCAATTCTCAAATCTTCGATAGCCACATTTCCTTTAGGTGTTCTGACTTTTGTCCCGGCGACAAAACAATCCGGAGACTTAATCCCCCGTTTTCTCATCATTGTCTTAGGTTCACATTTTATCTTACCACCTTCAGTGGTAAATCTCATTGGAGCGCAAAGTTGATTCTTTAGCTCTTGATTTGGCTCAATCGAAATCAACTCTTCGTCCGGGTGTCTTTGGTTGTATTTTTTGTTTTCGTACACTTTTTTGAATTTCTGGGAAAGAACATACCACCATTCGGCTCTAGCATTAAAGAATATCTCATGCCCAAATTTGTTAAATTCGGGGTAAAATTCGTCACTGGCCCTATCGCCAGCCTCTAAACCATAGTTTGTAAAGTGCATCTCTCTTTCTGTAGACTCAAACGCGGAGTATATGGCGTGTCCAACTCCTATGCGGTCATAATGCAGATACTCGATCCCATGCTCGTTGCATAATTCAATTGCCTTATGTGCCACCTCATTTCCATTCTCTATTGACCATTCAAAAACTCTCGCCACCGGGCCAGCCCGTAAGCATAGCGCCGTTTTATTCGAGCCGCCAGCGGCAACATCCAGTCCACCGCTACGAATACCGCGAGGCTCCAGCTTGATGCGCATAGCCGCCTCAACCCACTCAGGCTCAATAAACAGTCCTTCAATAGACGCGTGATAATCAATATCAATTTCTTGAGCCACAATAACTGGGTCAAGACGCCCTTTTTCGTGTTCATACCATTCCTCATCCTTTCTGGGGTCATCCCGCCAATGAAATGTGTACACTTTATGTTTTCCCGATTGACGCTTTTGTCCGAAATCATTCATTCCACGAGGAGTTGATAGATCAAACTGAGAGGGTGTGGCAAGAGAAAGGGCGGCATCGGCCATTTTAGGAAATTCCAGCGAAGCTTTTTCATCTACTACATAGAAGGAATACCGGCCTCCCCGCCCAATCTCTTTACCGGATTCACCAGATATATTGGCCCTATTCTCAGGATTTACAAGGTTTGCTATTTTGTCATGCTTCCTGAAATCCCATTCTTTGGGAAACCACCAGTTCGGAAGAGTTCTTAGAATTCCCCGCAGTTTCTCAAATATACACCTGGGATTGTCCCTCTTGTCTACAGACTCAAATTTATTAGACCCGAAGCCGCCAATAAACCCCTCTTCCCATCTCCATTCCTGTATAGCTATCATGCAGCATAACCATGTGGCCCCCTGGTCGCGGGTTTTCTCTATTAATCCGCCTTCATTTTTAAGGTATAATTCATAAAACCATTGAATAAATTCTACCTGCGAAGGCCATGGAATCCACGGAATAGTGGACGTAACCCCTATTGGCTGTAATCTAGGGTCAAACGTCCATCCCCAGTGAATCATCAAGTCAACCAAGTTCTCCCTGTTAGAAAGATGAGACATGACTGGTATTATATTCGTCCTGTTTTCTTTTATTCTTCTAAGCTTTTCAATCCTTTTTTTTACAAGCTTGCCGTAGAAATCGTTTAAAATTTCAGCATATTGGGGAATATTATTAAATCTGTATTTGTTTGCGCGGCGATAAACGTCAATATGCTCATTTATGAGCGAATCGGCCTCTCTGCTTATATTTAATTTAAACCCTGCCATTACGCAGTCTTGTTATTCTTTCGACAATCGCTTTTTGAACGAATATGGCCTCAGACTCGTGAGGCAATAATTCTTTTGAGAGAAAATTTTTTAGGTCTTCTATTACTTTGTGGTTTAATCTGACGTTAAACTGTTTCTTCTTCACAATACTCGGGTATTTCTATTTCATGTGAAACTGGTTTTTGTATAGGGACGCCCATTTCAAGCAACGCAACCGCCTCTTCTTTCGTAATAAAGATTACTTCCCCTGATATTAGATAGGCTTCCATGCATATAGTATATCAATGATATACCTTCTTGTCAAGCCATAAACCATAGTTTATTACAGGAAAATCGCATTTCTTTAAAAAATAGACCGTTGCCGTGTTACCCTTTCTCGTTTTGACCTTTTTCCTATCATAAAATAAAGGATAACCCTCAAGACAATCGCAATCCATAAGAGTAATCTCATCAATTTCATAAACTTCCCCATAAACCACAGAATTCCTTTTTTTGGTAATTCCTGGGAAATTCCCCATGTCATGCATCTGAAAACCATTTATGCTGTCTTCCTCTATGAAAAGAGAATTTTTAAGAATATTATGATTTGAGAAACCTCTTTTTAACGTCCCGTAAACAAACAGCCTCATAGCTCTCTCATAAAATTTAAAATTTTATTTAAAGCGGATTTTTTGTTTTCTGATGGGTAAGACCTGAAAATTTCCATTATAGCTTTTCTAGCCTTTCTGTTAATTGATGTGTCCGCCCTTCTTTCAGGAACCGCACACATTACAACAGGTTCATTTTCCCCTAATTCAGAAAGCCAATATTTTGCCTCGCTGATTGTGAAAAATCCTTTATGAAGTTTTTGCCCTTTATTCTCTTTTAGAAATTTTTCTACAAGTTTCCATTCAGACCAAATACTTCCTTCTTCCTTATAATATACTGCATAGTATCTCTTAGACATTCTAAATCTCCAAAAAGAAATGAGTACATTTCGACCAATACCTTCCCCTACCCATAAAATCCAGAACTTAATGGACTATGGTAGAGGGGAAGCACCTCCCGAGCAAAGTTGTCAGCCCGCCCGCGTACCCCTTCGTTAGTCCATCCCGGGCAGTTAAAGTTCTTCCCGGCTCCTAACGAAAGGAAAACTCCCTAACCTCGCCGTTACACGAGGGTTTTCGAGAATTTGGCTGAACCATCGTTCTTCGCCATCCTTCTCTATCCACCCATCTAAGGGGCTTCCTTCTCGCAAGGAGCGACCAAGAAGCCCCGAAGAAAGATGGTAAAACTAATAATAAAAAAATAACCCGACTTGTCAAGTAAATTAATTATAAAATTCTTTTATTAGAATAATTATTATCAATCCAAGCACAAAAAAAAGCGCGCTATAAATTAAAAAACACAAAAAATCAATCATTTAGCAGTTCATTATATTTGGCAGTGGCCTCGTGAGCATTCATTTTGCTTATATCTTCAGGAGTGACATGCAGATGAACATGGGGCTTTGGCTTTGAGTCCTTAAACCATTCTGCCAGTATCTTTAACGCTTCCAGCTTTCTATGAGGAACCACGTGCGCCCATGTGATTCCGTCTTTCGTTGTTTTTTGCTGTATTTCAGAAATAGCTCTTCCGTCCATATCTTCAAAAGGCACAAGACTTACGCCGCTGTCATTAGCTTCTTGTATGTGTTCTTTAACGTCATAAAAAGCCACTCTCTTTATTTCATTAAGAACTTGCTCTGCCGTCACATCACATTTTTCAGCTATAATGGCCTTTTTTTCATCTATAAATTCCTTAATTTCAGGCCTTTTAAGTAATTGTTGCGCCCAATTAAAGGATATTCCGCATCTTCTGGCGGCTTCTTTTACATTGAAGTCCAGAAGATAATTATTGCAAAAAAACAAATGCTGGTCGCTTAACTGAGGTAATTTTTTATTCATATATTTAAAATATAATTATTTTAGAAGTTTTATAGTTTTTTTATGTCTTTTACAATTTATTTCTTTCAGGTAATTTATTGCATCATTTTTAGGCATATTTTCCGTTTTTTGTAAGTATTTAACCATATACCTTGCATTACAACAAAGTGGTCGCGTGTCATAAATGGTGCAAAAATTGTTCCCCTCCAAAAACATGCACCTGGGATTTTCTTCAGAAATAGCCAATTCAGGATACATTGTGCCGGCATTTTGACAACAATAACCGCAACGTCTGCATATAAATTTCATAGTATTTTAATATACCTTTTTTGCCATTCTTCAGGCCGTTTTCTGTGGCTTATCCATGCGGGATAAGAGCCAATTTGTAATCCTTTAAGAACCATCCACAGTCTGACTTTACCCACATCTGGACGCTGTTTAAGAACTTCTACGGCCCATTTATTTGACTCAGACCAAGAACAAATGCCAGCACGGAAGAGTGCGTCATGGCCGAGGGAGAACCTTTTATTACTCGGCTCAAATGGATGACCGACCACTCTATCCGCTACTGGCGGGATGGATGCCCCATCCCAAGGAAATCCCGCCTTTACGACAAAGTGCAACCCAAAACACTTAAATTCGTAATCAATGGCAAGAATTTCCAATTTTTTAGACTCATGAGGATATGAAACTGGTTGAATAATACCTGTTTCCGGGAACAATTCTTTCCCATATATCATTTCCCCCAGCATAACCCCTCCCAATCACATGCTAATTGCAGATTTCCCCATGTGAGGCATTTATTTTGTTTACACTCCGTTTTCTTTTTATGAAAAGTACAATATTTTAAATTATCACGGTTACAGTGCTTTTTAAAAGTTTGCCAGTTAATTATCTTGTTTTTATAAGCTCCTTGTTTTCTATTCATCGGTTCTCCTTTAAATGGCATGAGACAGGGATTTGACGAGTTCTTAGTTTTGTCTTATACTCAGGAAGTTTCGCCTGTATGTTCGTACTCGTATAGTCACCCTGCATAATGGGTCGTGTCAAATGCATTCCCGTTTCCCATCTCTTCTGCATTACTAAAATAGCGTCTACCTATTCCGCCACCCATGCCTGTTAAATTACTTTTTTGGCTGTCTTTTTGTGCCCCTGTTTCCTACTCCCTTTCCAGAACCGTCTCTTTTGGGAGTTCCTCCGCAAGCACCTTTTTTTCTTGGCATATTATCACCTCCTTTCCAGAAAATACACTTTTCTAACCTTCTGATTATAGAATGAGTTACCTCTTCAACTCTGTTTCGATTATAATAATCCTCTGCCATATCTGTTAATTTATAAAGTAATAATTCACAAACCTCATGAAATGCGACTCTTTTAACTTCTTCTTTATATGTTAATTGTTCCCATATTGTCGATAATGTAAACACCGCTATTTTCCCATTATGGTCTGCATTAACATATGACCTGTAATCAATGTGACTGTGAAAAAAGCATATTTCCCAATCATAAAGATTAAAATAGTCAATCCATTTCCGGGCTTCTTTTTTGAAATCTTCAAAATCTTTTTTGGTTGTTTTATACATTTTATTCCCTTATTTCACACAACGGTTCAGCGCACAGCCGATGCGGTTCCTACCGTTTTGGCTTGTGCGTGTTGTGTGTCTGTTGGGCCACTTCCTTAATGAATTGGAGCGCGTCTTTCAACTCGCACCAATCAGGAGCATTATGACCATCCTTATTTACTTTCTGATTAACACCACAAATGTATGTGTGCCCGTCAAGCTCCCACAAAGACCCGTGCGGACACGAACTACACCCCTTGATAAGTATTACTTTCATTCTCGCTCCCTATAATTTTAGAGTGGCCCAATTGCGTACAACGTCTGCCGTTATCAGAAGTCGTGCCTCATTATACAGGGTTTGTCTTGACATTTAACGTCTCTGTAATATGCACACAAATCGTTTTTTACATACATTGGACACGATTTGGGAGAGCCGTCAGGCGAACCAGATAACGGCTGTTGTACGATAGTTGAGAGGTGTTTTATTGCCCCACTCGGTATTCTCGATACAGTAGACCATTGTTGACATCTATGATTTTCATCTACTAAACAATCACAGTCTTTGCAATAAAATAAATCTTTCATTTTTAACCTCTCAATTGCGTACAACTTGTTATTTGTAGCAGGTTTATGCTACATATTACCATTCTTCCGCCTCCTTTCTAGTCACGAAAAAATGTATTCCATTAGAGCAGTCTATCCTTATGTCATCACAGAATTTGTCCGCATAAACCATTTCGCCCTCTTTGTATTCTAATTTTGAATATGCTGTTTTACTTCTTCCATTCCCCTTAAGAACTTTCACATGGCTTGCTCTACACTTACGATTTATCAGACAGGAGGTTCTTTTTGCATCTTCAGGAATAAGAAGTTTACAAATACCTGTGTCTAGTTTTTTCCAGGCTTCAAAACTACCTGTTTTAGGACAAATTTGGAAATCAGGTAATTTTGCTTCCCGAAGGTTTGCTCTCCAAAGGTCTGCTCCCCGAAGGTATGCTCCCCGAAGGTCTGCTCCCCGAAGGTTTGCTCTCCAAAGGTCTACTCCCCGAAGGTCTGCTTTCCGAAGGTCTGCTCCCCGAAGGTCTGCTTTCCAAAGGTCTGCTCCCTGAAGGTATGCTCCCCGAAGGTCTGCTTTCCGAAGGTCTGCTCCCTTAAGGTTTGCCCTTTCACCACCTTCATTATTCAACCATTTGGCATGGTTCTTTAAGATGTCTTTTAATTTCATTTTATCCATTATTTACCTCCCATTCCATAGCCCCCTGCCGCTTTTCCCCTGTCCTCCGTACCAGGTCTTTCTTGTGCAGGTCTGCCATCCTCCTGGCTACCAGGTGATAATCAAGCCCGCTCATGACAGCCAGCTCCTTGCAGGTGGATTTTCCATAATATTTTAGCGCATCAAGTACCCATTTGGCCTGCCGTGCTATAACCCCCGTTCTGGCGCCAGCCTCCGCCGCCTCCCTGCTGGTCTCACAATCTGAGACCCGGTAGTTCTCATGGGGGCGGATTTTTAAATCAAGCTCCTGGGTGAAAATATCCTGTTGCATTATTCCTCCAATCCTCGTTTATAAAACCAACTCTTTGCGCTGACATGGGCGGCATACCAGGCCACGGTTGTCATCTTCGAGCAGACACCAGCACTCTGAACACTCCCTTTCCAGAAAATAGAATTTTTCAAAATCTTTTTTGGTTGTTTACCAGCAATACGAGTTATATCTGCCAAAATTGGCGACTGGCATCACACTCAAAACATAGAAAATCAGAATATAGCTTATCCACAATCTTACCGCATCGACCGCACGTTTGCTGCTCGACATGCTCCTCTAAACCCATATCTTCCATCGACTCGCCTACTAATTCTTCCAATTCTTTTCTGTCCATTTCAGCCCTCCAGTCCTCGTCTAGCTTCCTTTTTTGCTGCCGATAGCGACCAGGTAAAATCGGCGCATACATTTTCCAGGCTTGATTTATAGCGGGCGGACTCCGCTTTCACATCTTCCAGTTCGTTCTGGAGGGATTCAATTTCCTGTTCTAATAAATTGATTTTTATATACAAATCATCTCTTTCCATAATTCCACCTTCTATCAAACTATCCATCTTTTCTTCCATGTATTCCATCTCACTCACCTTTTGTGATTTCAAGTTTTACAACCGTTTTACCTTTAGCAAATTTCACAGCTTTTTTTTTGTTGCTGAATACAGGAAAAATTCCAATAGCATCGTTAATACCTCCAATTTTACTTATTGGTATTTTTACTCCACCCATGACGATATTGTCGTATAAATCCAATACAGCGTATAAGTTTTTCATCACTCACCGCCTTTGGTTAAATACATGTCTATTGTTCCAACTATTTCTTGTGCCTTATTTTTTAAATATTGGTAATTATGTTTTACCTCTGCCAGTTCTTTTTGAAGGGATTTCAATTTCACGGCAATCTGCTCCAGGTATCTTGTATTGGCCTCCCTGTCCAAAGGCCACTCGTCAATCAAATACTGTATTATTTCAAATGTTTCCATCACTCACCGCCTTTCAAAATTTCTTTACAATAATCTGGATTATGACACCATATCTTTTTTAAATCAGATTCTAATTTTTTCAGATGTTTATTCTGTGCTTTCACCTCTGACAGTTCTTTCTGGAGGGATTTATAATATTCTAATTTTACATAACTTCCATGTTCTGGAAACATTTTTGTTGGATGCTCTAAAACCATTTGTTCATTTTCGTAATCTATCCTGGTTTTACATATTTCCATCTCACTCACCGCCTTTCTTTAAAACGGTTGTTTTCCTCTGGTTTTGTCGTATAATTTTTGGATAAGCATGTCTGTTTCTTTCAGTTCTGCCCTTAGTTCTGCCAGTTCAAGGTCGGCGGCGTGTAACTCAACCTTCACCTCTGCCAGTTCTTTTTGAAGGGATTTTATTCCAGCCTCTAAACAATCATGACAAGTACCACAACTATTACAATAACTTGCTACATGGCTCATATTTTTTTTACATTTGTCTGTTGAATATTCCATCTCATTCACCGCCTTTAATAAATGACCGTATTTTTCAAGCATCTCATTTAAAAGTGCCCCCGGCTCCATATTTAAAGTTTTATAAAAATGCATTAAATCTAAAGCAAAATCCTCTAACTCACTTACCCTTGTCATAAGTTCCGCAAACTTTTTACCTTCTTCATAATCGTGAATAAAACCAATATCCTTGCATTTTACTTTTTGATGACCATTAAGAATTGGGCCTTTTATTTTCCATCTCATTACATCTTCTATTATTTCATATTCCATCACTCACCGCCTTTTCGGTTGCTGTTTCCACCATTTTATTCTTTTCTGTTTTGATTTTGGGATTAAATCTTTTAGCTTATTTTTCTTTAATTGAACTTTATACCCCTCTTCCATAATATCATCCCACGATTTTAATGACATTGATATTTTTATTTCTCCTGTATCTGGGTTCATCATTCATCCTTTAGTAGTTCTCTAATCTTGTCAACCTTGGCTTTTACTTCCCATTTTTTTGACAGGTGGTTCTTCTGTTTCATTTTTATGAAAAACAAATAAAGACGCTATCAAGTGAATCCTTTCCAAAATGTTATAGTCTTCCATGTCTTTTGCTGTTTTAGTTTTCAAAAAAACACCCAATTCAATAATATCTTTGTCGGTTATCTTCGTCCATTCTGCATTTCTATGGATATCTCTTAATACCGCATCACCAAACCTCATAATATTTATGAACTTCATCTCACTCACCGCCATTTAAAATACCGACTTATCCCCATCTAAATCATGTTCTGCATCTGATATTAGTGACCCTTGGTCTATTTGTCTTGGGTCTTGATTTTCATCAAGAGCTAAACACGCTTTAGCCCAAGTCCATCCAATAGCCTCGTGGCGCAACTTCAGGCAATAATCTTCCATTTTGCTCATAAATCTTGATGTTGGATAAATTCCATATTCATCTGGATTATCAAGCATTTCCGACATCAATTTGCAAATCTTAGTTCTGATTTTATCATTTTTTATTTTTGTATAATCTTCCATCACTCACCGCCTTCCTTTATTTTTCTTTCCGCAAACTCAAGCCAAGTATTCATAAAATCTATTTTTACTTTCATGTCTCTTATCAGGTAATCAAATGCAGATTCTCTATATAATTCATTCCAATCGGCATTAATCTCACCATCTCCAACATCTATAACATAATTTCCACCCTTTGGCGTTGTTCTCTCAAGTACTGTTCCAAATTCGGGTCTAGTTATACCATCCCATACTGCAACTCTATCTCCCACCTGAAATACTCTCATATCACTCACCGCCTTTCATCTTCTGAAATTCTATTTTGCTCCTCATCATATTCATTTTTCCTTTTATCCATGTCATCTATAATGCTTTGTGGGCCTTTGTCCAAAACAACGGCGTATATCCTATGCCACAAATCCATTGATACCATTATTTCTTCACCCATTTTTATTCTCCTATGTTAATACAAAAACCTTGTTTAAGACACTCTGGACATTGAAATTTATCTACTGGAACACCAGCAGGAACAACTCCAACCCATTCTTTCCCACACAAACCGCATTGCAATTTATATACAGCATGAGGGTCGTTTTCACCACCACAAATACAGAGGTCTATTGGTAATCCGCATTTATGATGTATGTCCATCACTCACCGCCTTTCTCATGTTCTTCATCCTCTGTAATCAGTTTATTCGTATATTCTTGTTTAAGCCAATCCTTTATAAAATTAGGCCGCCACACAGTTCTGCACCATTCCTCAACTTTTGGTAGATTTTTTTTGAGGATGGAATATGTTTTATTTTCCTTTCTCATGTTCCTCATTCTCTGGATTATAGATTATTACTATTTCAAAACTAAAGTCACAATGAGGGCAGAACAGTCTGTTTTCCTCATCCCCCATAGTAAACATTTCTTGGTCATTATCATTGCATCCAAGAGGACACATTAATTTCCCTGAGATGCTTTTTCCAATCTTCTTTTCAATCTCTTTCATGTTCCTCATCTTCTTTGAGCATGGCATCAGCCATTTTACCACATATTTCCGTAATCTTTGGGTAAAAATCATCTTCCTCTACTTCATGAATTGACATATTCATTTTACCTAATGCTGCCATTTTATAGGCTTGCCGCATGGTCATGCCTTCATGTTCAGAATGTAAATATGTTGTTGGAAACGCTGGTTTATTCATCCTGAAGCTCCTTAAATTTCTTTGAAAGCCTATCATATAATACAACATTTACTGTTGCCGCTAAATTCATACACCCATTTGTGGGAATGTAGACAATATCTCTACACCAATCCGTGATTCTCGCTCCTAGAGTAGCATCTTCTGCTCCAAATATATAAAAGGCTCTTGTTGGATGTTTGTATTGAGGCAATGGAATTGCTCCTTCAATTAAATCAACCGCAACAGGAACACAATCAAAAGGAACCACTTTATGTAAATCATCACATTGTATTAATGGCATATGCCTTGTGTGACACATAGTATCTGTGTTGGCTTTTGAATATCTATGATTTGAAATCGCAATCATTCTTGAACCATAAACACCACAAGCTCTTATAGCCGCCCCCACATTCATACTATTTTTTGGATTATCAAGCCCGACACATGAATATCCCCTCTCTATTACTGGTTTATTCATCCTGTAGCTCCTTTTTAATCTGTTTAAGTTTGTCCAAAACATCATCTTGGTAAATCGTCCCTGTTTCAGAAACCCATGGATTTTTTAACCAAGCATTTAACCGATTCCATGCCTTGCGGTATTTGCAGTTATTACACCAGTCTTGGTCCTCATAACATTTGCACGTTTCACTTGTCGGCAAATAATGTTCGCAAAAAAAGTTATGGCACTTGGTCATTTTTCATCCCAAGCAATGCAAAGGCCAATTACTTTACCCATAAACTCTTCCTTATGGAAAGAACAATCCTTAATCCCATTATTCATGGCATATTCCCGAAGTTTTTCCTTCGCCTTTTCTTCTGTAAAATCATTCAATATTGCTACTGCCATTCTTTTAATCATACTATCCAGTCCTCATGTCCAAATTCTTTCATCCATGCTTCTATCTGGTTTACATCAACCATACACTTTTTACCCATCCACTTGATAGACTCATAGCGGAGTTTTTTAAGGGATTTTACAGTTGGGACTCCATGTCCAACTCTAGATAAATCCCATATCATCTCATCCAGCGGGTGGGCTTTGGGCTTCTCCTCTTTCAATCCCTTTATTTCTTCTTGCTGGGCTATGATAATTGCTTTCATGGTATTTAATTCCTCATTCTCATAAAGATGCTTCTTAATAGCATCAAAATTCTTATCCATCAAGCCTAAGTCTATATCCAACCCAGTTTTCAAACCTTGGGAATTACCATACGTAACCCTGTATTTTCCATCGCCTGTCTTTTTACAATCCATTATTCACTCCCCTTTCTCTAATTTCTCAAGTGTAGCGAAATACCCTGCCCCATCCACAAGGTTATCCCTGGACTTGGAATAGCACTCCCTGGCAATCTTAAGAGCCACCATACACAATCCCACCTTATGAGCCGTAACCTCAGTATCCAGTATGGCAGACCACATTTTGGCCACCTTATCAAAATTCCTTGTCACAGTCCCATATGACTTATCCCTATTACCATAAACAAGCTGCTGCGCTTCTTCAAGTATCGTCTGTTCCATTATTACCACCTTTCTAAAATCTTAATAAAATATAAAAATATATTCTTAAGGTTTCAACAAAAATCCTGCATATAATATATCCAAGCAGTCAAGCCCATATAACTGTAGTGTGAATTCGGAAAATTTTGTATATAATATTTTCTACCAGCACGGAACCAACTGTCGAAAATTAAATAAAAACGCCAGGCTGCTGTAGTGTATATAATATATATTGGCAAAAAATTCCATATATAATATATCCAAATAGGCAAACTCATAAACAATGAGTAAAAAAATGCCCCAAATTCCCTGTAATTGGGTAGGGGTGTACCTCCCAGCTTACGATGAGAAACAGGCCCGGGGGGTTGGCGAAGGGGTAGGGGGGGGGTCTTACACGGGAATACGATACTCACACGCGTTGAGACCCAATTCACACACATACTAGCACCCCAACACCCCACGCACGCAACTACCACACACACCCGCATAGCTCTCCTCACGGCCACCATATGCTAGTTAATAGCCGTTTCCAGCTTGTTTTAGCCATGTACTAGTGTTTTAGCCCTACCCAGTTACCGGGCTCACACGCGTTGAGAGAGGGTATAATAGTGTAGTTGTATCAAAAGTGATACACATTGAGGGAAGATATGGTAGTAAATAGGGTCGTTTTGGGCTATACACGTGCGTTAGGGGAAGGTGTAATAATGCTTTTGTATCAAAAGTGATACACATTGGAATTGTGTTATTTGCGCATTGGAGAAAATCTATTAACAATCTATCAACATCCAGGGGAGTTGATTTCATGCGCATAACTGCCTTAAACTGCGCGTATGCAACAAACCCCGAAATCTATCAACAATCTATTAACAATTTCGCAATAGGTAATTTACTCACTAGGCTCAATTTACTTACTATCATCTAGTTCACTAATACGTCCTAGCGAACAAGCTATTATCATAATTGATACGGTTTCATTGTGATAATTGGTTATTTTGCCTTATATCTGGATTGGGGTATATGGATCAGTTCTTTTTTGTGCCGATTTGTCAAAAGGCCTTATAATAATGATTGCGCGATGTGCGGGGGATTAATTAAAATAAGCAATTTTGCCAGAATGTCACACTAGAATGTTGGGGTTGAGGTTGACTTATGAGGCTTATATCGTGCCTTACGTTTCGGGTTAGGAATTTTGACGGTTTTGCGCTATTTTTAGGTCAAGCCAAAATCGGCGGCCCATAAATAGTCGATTAAAACCCAAATAAAGGAGAACAAAATGGAACTTAGTAATCTGAAGACTTCAGATATTAATGCGGCAGTCAAGGACGTATTGGCTGGTCATCCAGATAGCAGGGCAATCAACGATATGTTCGCTGATGCTAATACGACTGGAGTAGCCAAGTCATTGGCTTATTTCCGAGCTTATGGGGAATTGATTGACCCTAATGAATTCGACAAGCCCAGTGGTGTTAGCTCGAGCTTATTATCTGCTCTGGCTGAAAAGAAGGCCGATTCCAACGTTTCTGAGGCAATCAAGAACACCGAAGAAGTCGAAAAGCGTATATCTGGGCTTCCCAAGGCGGATAAGATACCGTCCATATTACAGGACGGGCTGACCATACAATCGGATAACGTGACCCAGATAGATAAGATATTCATCAATAGGGGTGCATGGTCTACAGTCCTATACGTTAAGGCCGATAAGGATAAGGACGGCAAGTCCAAACCCCTAACGGCCAAAATAATGCGCTACCAGAAACGTGATGGGAAGTTCAAGGAAAAGAGCAGATTCAACATTAATGGGAAAGCCCAGATGCTTAAGGTAATCGAAAAACTACAATATGTGGTCGATACCTATGGCGATAGGATGGCCGACTAATTCCATTGGGCCATGCATATCGTATGGCCCTAATCAACCCAAAAAAGGAGAACCAATTATGAGTAAATTCTTTAAATCCCTATACGTGTGGTTTTTTCGGGAAAATAGCCACAGACCCCAGAATACTTGGGTGGCATTGAACCAATGCTATTCACAATATACTGGAATGACTAGTTTCTAGTCTTTTTTTTCTCCCATATACTGGCCGGCCTATATTGGTCGGCCTTTTTTTTGCCCTTCCGGGAAGTAATCTATTACATTATTATTTATTAAAACCATACAAGCTCTTGAAACGTATTTACCAGCATGGGTAGGATTGACGGCGGGATTATCTTTTCTGGTGTCGGGAAACCGTCCCCCCATTATGTGAGCATCATGATGGGTAAACCCAAACAAGGAGAACAAAATGGAATATGCAGCTCAACCCGTAGGTGAGTCTCAATCTGTAGGAAGGTCTCAGGCTGTAGGCTGGCCACCAATTGTAAACAATTTACCAAACTGGAGAAATTGGCTCACTGAATACCAATTATCCTGTTTTAAGCAAAAATTACGCAGAAAACTGGACTTGTCATTCATTTACTCATATGTGAAAGGGCTTCTTACCGTGGGTGAAGATGACTGGACAAACTTCTCCCTGCTCATTGGAGATGCCTTCACACTTGATATGCTCACGGAAGAGGAAGCAGAGGAAATGAAGGAACGGTTTCTCAATACCTGCGTGTGAGCTTGACGGCTGGTTTAACTTTTAAACGGCAAAATTCGCCAAAAATCCAACAATTCTGAACAAGGAGACCAAATGATAAAGGAAATACTGATGAAAAGGGACGGAATGTCACCTGAAGAAGCCCAAGATTTAATTGATGAAGCCAGCGACCAGATGCATGCGTACCTGGATGAGGGCAACATAATGGCCGCAGAAGATGTGTGCGATGAATTCTTTGGGCTTGAACCCGATTACCTGTTTGAACTAATTTAAGTATAACACTGATATACAGGAGGACTGAATGGATATAGCAGTTTACTTTGGCCTGATTATAATGGGCATAATAGCTGAAATTTGCTCCTTGTGATGGGCGTGCCGGGCATCACGCTAAACTGCCCAAAGTATTAAATCAATATGTGGCAAATTTATGCTACAAGTAACAAGTTGTGTGAAATTTTAAGTTTAAGGAGCATTAAAAATGGAAAAATATTATATCATAAACAACTCTGATGGTGACACAACAGTTTCAGAAGTTACAAAAGAGGAGCTTCTCAAAAGAATAAA